GGTCTCTCGGGCCATCAGGGCCTCGCGGCCCACGAAGTAGCGATGGGGGGGCCATAGGAAATGGGCCAAGGTGGAGCAGTTGGACCGAGCCAACAGAATCCCATGGTTAGCCAGCAGAACATTCTGGCCAATAGGGAACATTTGAATAGGATGAGACGGAGCAGGGGTGGTGCTGTTGGTAGGGGCGGTGGTGCTACGCAGAACAGATTCTTGACTGCCAGACAGAATAGCTTGCCCGTTGACTTTGAACCCGTGCCTGGGGAAACCCTGCGGGAACCAATGAGCACCTATAGACTCCCCGGTAGGCGTCGAGGCGGCAGGCGAGGCGGTAGGAATCTGGGCCGTGGGAGCGCTGCTCATGCCACGCTGGAGACTGATATATTCAGCCCTGGCGATGGTGGCCTCCGGGCCCCCCGGCAGGATATGGATCAGTACCTGACAGATCCCGGATTTACGTTCCCGGAGACTAATTTTCCCCAGTCTCACAGTGATCCTGTTGCTGGAGATCCTATTGGAACTCCTGGGTCTGACTTGAGGGGTCAGCGCATGAGGGGCATTGATAGGAGCAGTATCGCCCAAATGCAGTGGGCCATGAGCAACCTGGGCAGGATCACGGCTGGTGAGACCGGTCTAAGGCCAACATGGACACAGCAGACATTGCCCCAAGTGCCACCGGTAGGTAGTTACGGCACGACAAGTGGCGAACATGGATTCAGCGGTCCTTCGGCACAGCATCTCCAGGATCCGACCCGGGCAGGCTTGGGAGTCCCAATGTCGGATTATCACAGAAGGTTTGCCAGCAATTTTCAGCCAATAGCTGATCCGGAGCCCGTGCCCCTCCCGCCCTGGGGGGCCGAGTGGCAAAATCGGCACATGGATGCACCGTATGGGTATATTGATGTTTTCTCCGGAGGGGCTGGACCCGGAGCCGGTTTCGGTAATAGGTTTGGGAGGCCATAGGAAATGGGCCAAGGTGGAGCAACTGGAGCAAGTCAACAAGGACAAGGACGCCCCAGGGGCGGAAGGCGTGGGGGTAGGGGTGGAAGCCCTCCCCATGCAACTAGACCCAGGGAGATTGCTCCCGGGTATGAGACTGGTGAGGGGCCCACATTCTCCACCCCCACACCCCGGCCCACCAGTCTCTACAATCAAATGCGATATATAACTGGTGGGCCCGGGGCAGATCCAGGCGGCCCTATGGGTGACCCCATGATGCAGGCCTGGGATTACCCGGGCAGGAGACGCGGCGGAAGACGCGGCGGAGGTAGGTGGCGGGCCGAGCATGATGCTGTGCGTGAGAGACTTGGTATTGGCCCCACTTTCCCGAATCCCCCTGGAGGGCCGCCCCCGCCCACCCCGCCATATCAGGTAGGTAGGGCCTATACATTAGGGTCAGGAGGTCCCAGGAATAATTGGGCCAACAGGAATAGAGACCGTATAGCTGCCGGTGAAACGGGTATGCGCCGAGTTGATGACTGGGTGCCGCCCTGGGGCATGATGCCGCCTGGGATGTCGCCGATGACACCACCGCCCAGTCCCACTGGGATGGGGTTAGGATCCCCCGACCGACCGGGGACAACTCCAATAATTGGCCCCCAGGGACTCGTTCAGAACGGACCCATATATGGGGACAGAACGATTAACCCGGCCAACTTGCCCCCGACCGACCTATGGGGTGAGGTTGCCTCAAGGAATTCAAGGTTGGCAGGCAACCCGGGTGGCCCCCTGGCAATGAGGCAAAGGAACATAGACAACTGGACACCCCTACCGACCCCCCGCGTCGGTGATGTAGACTTTGGTTTTGGTAACACCACGCCGCCGTACCCCCCGGGAACTGGTTTTGGCGGAGGAGGATACGAAGTCCCCCCGGATTTCAACGTCCCTTCCTATAACCCGACTCCCACCCCGAGTTACGGTGATCAGGGGCTCCAAACGTATGGTGGGAGAACCCTCCAGGATTGGTTCCCCTCTCCCGCTAATCAATCCAGCAGGAACACTCTGAGCTACACCGATGGGGCTGGCCTGAGGGACCACTTCGGATTCTCCGAGTCCCAGGCCCCTGGTAGGTATGTTCCTGCCGGTCTGTTTGCAGATTGGCTAGGCCGGGATCCGGGGCGGCAGGCGAATATAGACAACTGGTCTGTCCCCAACTACATGCAGGAGGGGTTTAATCCGTTCGCGGGAGGGGGATACGGCGGTACGGGACCGCTCTTTCCAGCCCCTCCCGGGGGTTTTGGCATCGGTGGAGGGGTATAGCGGTTGGCTATAGATAGGATGCTAGAAGAAGGTCCCATGGGGGCTATGGATTTTGACCAGGAGGTTGAGATTGAGATTCTCAACCCCGAGGCTATTTCCACAGAAACTCCAGATGGTGGGATGGTTATAGACTTCACTGGTGGCTCCGAGTCAGGGGAGGATGTTCCCTTTGACGCAAACCTTGTTGAGCATATGGAAGAGGATGATCTCTCCAGGTTGGCCTCCGATCTTGTGGGGGCCTATGAATCCGACAGGATGAGCAGGAAGGACTGGGAGGAGACCTATATCAAAGGTCTCAACAACCTGGGACTCAAGATGGAGGAGAGGACCTCCCCTTGGGAGGGTGCCTGCGGTGTGACCCACCCGATTCTCTCGGAAGCGGTTATCCGGTTTCAGAGTCAGGCCATCAGCGAGATATTCCCATCCGGCGGGCCGGTCAGGACTAAGATTGTCGGCAAGGCCGACACGGAGAAGGTCAAGCAAGCTCACAGGATTGAGAATTACCTTAACTACCTAGTCACTGAAGTGATGGAAGAATACCGTCCCGAGACCGAGAAGATGCTCTTCAGCCTCCCGCTTGCAGGGTCTGCTTTCAGGAAAGTCTACTGGGATGACACCCTGGGTAGGCCGTGTGCGATGTTTGTTCCCTCAGAGGACGTAGTTGTGTCCTACGGGGCTCCGTCCCTCGAAAGAGCCGACAGAATTACGCACGTAATGAAGCGAAGTCAGAACGATGTGCGGAAGATGCAGTTCAGCGGCTTCTATTCGGACATTGAATTGGGTGAGCCGGTCAGGGATCCGGGCAACATACAGAAGAAGTACGACGAATTGACGGGAGAAGAGCCATCTTACGAGTTCGACGGGCGCTATACCCTCCTGGAAATCCACACTGATGTCGATTTGGCTGGTTTTGAGGACAAGGATGGGGGTGAAGAGACGGGAATTGCCCTTCCTTACGTGGTCACTATCGACTTGGGGTCCAAAAAAGTCCTTTCTATCCGGAGAAATTGGTTAGAGGACGACCCCAACAGGCTGAAGAGGCGTCACTTCGTCCACTACGAGTACATTCCGGGCCTCGGATTCTACGGATTTGGCCTAATCCACATGATTGGCGGCCTCGCGAAGTCTGCAACGTCCCTTTTGAGGCAGCTTGTTGACGCCGGGACGCTCTCAAACCTCCCTGGCGGCCTAAAATCCCGTGGTTTGCGGATCAGGGGTGAGGATTCTCCGATTTCCCCGGGCGAATTCCGAGATGTGGACGTTCCCGGCGGTGCAATTAGGGACAATATCACTTTTTTGCCCTACAAGGAGCCATCCTCGGTCCTATATCAGCTTCTCGGCAACATTGTTGAGGAGGGAAGGCGCTTTGCCTCGCTGACAGACCTAAAAATCAGCGATATGAGCAACCAAGCGCCTGTTGGGACCACTCTGGCGCTCCTTGAGCGCTCGATGAAGGTCATGGCGGCGATTCAGTCTCGACTCCACTCCTCCATGAAGGTTGAGTTCGAGATTTTGGAAGGAATTGTCCAAGATAACGCCCCTCATGAGTACCCGTATGACCTTGAGGGCGATGAGACTATGAAATCGGAAGATTTCGATGAGCGGATTGACGTAATCCCCGTCTCTGACCCGAATTCGGCCACTATGGCCCAGAGAATCATGCAATACCAAGCAGCGATGCAATTAGCAGAGACCGCTCCGGATATTTACGACATGCCAGTGCTTCACAGGCAGATGCTTGAGGTTTTGGGCATCAAGGATGCCGATAAGGTTGTCCCGGTAGAGGATGACATACCGATCAAGGATCCGATCCTTGAAAACATGGATATGTTGAGAAGTGAGCCGGTTAAGGCGTTTATGTGGCAGGATCACAAGGCCCACATGGCTGCCCACGTAGCTGCCTCCGAGGATCCGGGAATCCTTGAGATGATGGAGAAGAATCCGAAGGCTGAGTCTGTCCAGGCGGCCCTTATGGCTCACATAGCAGAGCATCTGGCATTTGAGTACCGATCCCAGATTGAAGACACCCTAGGTGTGGATCTTCCGGCTCCCGACGAGCCGTTGCCGGAGGATGTTGAGATCCAACTCTCAGGACTTGTCGGTCAGGCTGCAGAGAGGCTCTTGCAGAAGCATCAAGCCGAGAATCAGGCCGCCCAGGCGGAGGAGATGGCAGAAGATCCCATTATCCAGATGCGGCGGGAAGAGCTTGAGATACGGAAGATGGAGACTCAGGCAAAGATTGCTGACCAGCAAGCCAGACTTGCTCTTGAGCAGAAGAAGGCTCAGGACAAGAGTGGTATCGACATAGAGAAGATGCGGACCGATGCGGAGATCCAGTTGGAGCGCATTCAGTCTACAGAGCGCCTCGCGGAAGGAAACGCGGGCGTTTCGCTTGTTCAAACGCTCCTGGATGCGAAGGCCAAGGACGGCGAATTGACCGCAGAAGAGGCCAAGACGAGTGCTGAGATGGGCCTTAGGCTGTCCGAGCTTATGCTCTCTGCGGAGAAGATGATGAGGGTCGAGAAGGCCGAGGGTGCAAAGATAGGCTCCAGGCTTATGGAGAAACTCATGGATCTCCAGAAGGAAATCCATAGCCCAAGGAACAGGGAATCCTAATTGGATCCAATCATTGACGCCTTTATGGACAGGCTCTCGGGCCTGATAAGCCAGTACGCTGAACACGTTTCGTCTGGCTCGCTAGAAGATTACGCATCTTATCAAAGGTCATGCGGCACGATAGACGGTTTACGTATGGCCGAGCGAGAGATGAAGGAGCTTGTCTCCAAAGTTATGTCCGAGGATGATGGTATTTAGCCATCCCTTGCAAAGGGTGTACTGAAACAGCCCTAAGTGTTTCTGCAAAAGGAGAATATTGAGTGACTGGAGAGATTCAGTACAGCGACGAGCAGCCGGTTCCTGCATCAAAGGTTCCGGACCCTTCGGGGTTTAAGCTGCTTATCGCCTTACCGGAGGTCAACGAGAAGACCGAGGGTGGAATCTTTGTCCCCGACGAGAGGCGCGATGCAGAATCCGTTGCGACGATTGTTGGTTTTGTGATGAAGGTTGGACCCGAGGCATATGCTGATGAGAAAAGATTCCCCAGTGGTCCTTGGTGCAAGGAGGGGGATTGGATCGTAATGCGCGCTTATTCGGGCACCCGCATTCGCGTACACGGTCAGGAATTCAGAATAATCAATGATGACTCCGTTGAGGCGGTGGTCGATAATCCTATGGGGGTTGTTAGAGCATGAGTCAACCACTCGATGATCTTATGGGAAATGTCCTTGCTGAGCCTATCGCAAACCCTACTCCCGAATCCGGCGATGTTGAGGTTCAGGTAGTAGACGATAGGCCTGCAGAGGACCAAGTAGGTGCGAGGGACGATGACCGTAGTGCGCCCGATCTCGAAGAGATTGAGAAGATGGGTGGGCGCGCAGGGAAGAGAATCTCCCGCCTGAAGTACGAGTACCACGAAGAGCGGCGCAACAAGGAGGCTGCGATCCGCATGCAGGAAGAGGCCATCCGCTACGCCCAGCAGATGGAGAGCCAGAACAGGGAGCTTCGCTCAGTTCTTGAGAGGGGAGAGAAGGTTCTTCTCTCAGAGATCCACAACAGGACTGACGGAGACCTTGCTGCTGCCAAAGAACGGTACAAGAAGGCCTACGAGTCCGGTGATGCTGACAGCATTGCGGATGCGCAGGAGGAGCTAAGTAGGGCAGTACATGACGGCCAGCAGGCCGAACAGTACCAGCCGGTTGTAGGGGCGCAGAACCAACAATACGCTCAGCAACAAATGGCAATGCAGCAGATGAACATGCAGAGGGCAAGGGCCGCTGCCCAAGCCCAAGCCCAAGCCCAAGCGATGCGAAGGCAGCCTGTGGATCCCAAGTTGGGCAAGTGGATGGAAAGCAACGAATGGTTTGGGAAAGATCCTGAAAAGACTCAGTTTGCTTACGGTGTTCATGAACGCCTTGTAAATGAGGGTCTGGATCCCAGGTCAGAAGAGTACTACCAGAAGATTGATCAAAGAATGGGAGAAGTTTTCTCCGATATGTCCGGTGCCCAGGGAACGGAGGGTCCTGCTGTTGGGAACCGGACTAACGTGGTAGTTGCCCCCGCCGCAAGGTCGGGCGGTCCACCGCGCAAGGTACAGCTAACCTCCACCCAGGTAACTCTCGCGAAGCGCCTGGGTATTACACCTGAACAGTACGCCAAACAACTCACAAGAGAGAATTGAAATGGCTGAGGAACGCGCACCGAGAGAAGTTGAAACACGCGATAGTGAGGCTAGGGAAACTCCGTGGAAACCGGCCCCCCTCCTTCCGCAACCCAATCCCAGAGAGGGATTGGATCACAGGTATGTACGAGCATCTTCCCGGGGAGAGGCAGACAATATTAACGTCTCCCAAGCTCTCCGGGATGGATGGGAACCCGTACTGTCCAGTGATTATCCCGAACTAATGGTTGTCTCTGATAGAGGCAGCCAGTACCCCGACAATGTTGTTATCGGAGGGCTCTTGCTTTGTGCGAGGCCCAAAGAAATTGGCGAGGAGTTCGAGAAGTTGGCGCAGAAGGAAGTGGAAGGTCAGACGGAGGCTCTAGACCAAAACTACTTCAGAGAGCAAGATCCACGTATGCCGCTCACTAGACCTGAGCGTAAGACGCGGATCACGTTTGGCGATAACTAATGGTGGAAGTACCACGCATGGCTATCGTTGATCTTCTTTAAGGAGATAAGAAATGGCTTATGGACTTAGGCCCATTCAAGCTGGCCCCGGTGGGGCTTATAATTCTGGAGGCTTTACTGAGTATCCGATTGCTGATGGTGAAACAGATGATATTTTCACTGGAACTTTCGTTGTTCAGGAGGCATCCGGCTATGTAACTACTTTGGCGACTAGCCCTGTTGTTGGTTCACCAACGGTTACAGGCATGACGATTGGGGTTGCTGTTGGTTTTAGATATACCGACACCGATGGCAGCATTAAATTCAGTGCTTATTACCCCGGTGGTGCGAGCTATACAGATGCCTTTGCATTTGTAGCAGACAATCCCGAGCAAAGATTTCTAATCAAATCTGATGGTGCTACCGTTCAGGCTGATATGGGTCTTAATGCTCCTATTGTTTCCAGTTCGGGGACTGCAAGCGATGTTGGCCAGGGCAGTACGGCTACCGGACTTTCTACAAGTGTCCTTGACCAAAGTGCCCAAGCAACAACCACGGGAATTGCTCTTCGACTTTTGTCGATCCCTAGTGACGGATCGAACGAGACGAGCAGTACTCCAAATGTAGTTGTTAAAATTAACCCCGCGGTTCATCAGCTTCTTGAGCCCCTAGGCCTCTAGGAAAGGAGTAAATAAATCATGGCGATTTCACGCGCACAAATGATGAAGGAACTCCTTCCCGGGTTGAATGCCTTGTTTGGGTTGGAGTATCAGAAGTACGAAAACGAGCACGAAGCTGTTTATGAGACTGAATCTTCAGACAGAGCGTTTGAAGAGGAAGTTAAGCTGTCCGGTTTCGGGGCTGCGCCTGTCAAGTCCGAAGGTTCTGCAATCTCTTACGACACGGCACAGGAGCATTTCACGGCTCGTTACAATCACGAAACCATTGCGATGGGATTCTCGATCACCGAGGAAGCAGTTGAGGATAATCTTTATGATTCTCTCTCCGCTCGCTACACCAAGGCGCTCGCCCGTTCAATGGCGCACACGAAGCAGGTCAAGGCGGCCTTCCCTTTGAACAACGCATTCGCTACCACCAACTTCTCGGCTGGTGATAGCGCTGCTCTTTGTGCCTCGCACACGGTTGTGTCCGGGGATACTGTCTCCAATGTTCTGTCCACTGCGGCAGACCTGAACGAGACTTCACTAGAGCAGGCCGTTATCGACATTGCGGCGTTCACGGATGATCGTGGCCTTCTTATTGCGGCTCGCCCGCGTAAGTTGATCTGCGCCCCGTACAACCAGTTCGTTGCCACCCGTGTTCTTGAGACGGAACTCCGTCCCGGGACTGCGGACAACGACATCAATGCACTTCGTACCAACGGTGTAATTCCTGAAGGTTATTCGATCAATCACTACATCACGACCGCTAACAAGAAGGAATGGTTCCTCATCACCGATGTGCCGAATGGCATGAAGATGTTCCAGCGCACCCCTCTCCAGACGGGGATGGACGGCGACTTCGACACCGGCAATGTCCGATATAAGGCGAGGGAACGATATTCCTTCGGCGTCTCGGACTTCCTCGGTATCTTCGGAAGTGGCGAACTCTCGTAACAAACTGGCGGGGGCCTTCGGGTCCCCGCCTTCTCTTTAACCAAACTCGTCAGACTTAATCAGACAGTACGCGGACTGGCGAGGTAGTTGCGTACAACGAGGTGATACAAAATGGGACAAAGTACGTTTAGTGGTCCAGTTCGTTCCCTGGGCGGGTTTTATGCGGCGGGTGAAAATTCTGCCGTAGATGTTCCGAATGGCACTTCCAATTTTACGATTGGGACTACCTCCGGATATGATGTGGCGGATTATGCGGGAAAGATTATTACCCTCAATGATGCAGCCATGACCATTACCTTGCCAACCATCAGTGCGGCTGATCCGGGTGATAGCACCGACCCTGGTCAGCTTAATAACTTGGGGTTAATTTTCCGATTTGTTGTAGTCACGGAATCGACCGCCCTGATCATTAACTGTGGGGGTAGCGATGTTTTCACTGGTGGTGTGCATATCGGTATCGACAATTCTGCGGCGACTGATTGGCAGATTCCTGATGGTTCCGACAATACGTTCACCATGAATGGGACAACCAAGGGTGGTAACCCCGGAAGCTATGTGACCTTTGAAGCTGTAGCAGCGACCAAGTGGCTTATCCAGGGTAGTCTGGATGGGTCCGGGACTCTCGAAAGTCCGTTCTCGACGGTCTAGTGAATTAATCCACCGGGGGCACCTACGGGTGCCCCCATTCACCCTGGTGACTTATGTCGCGTGACGATGTTCACAACTACGAAGTAGATTCATCTTCCGGGGATAAGACCCTGAGTATTCCGTCTTCAACTGAGCAGGGTGTCCGGCTCAGGGGAGTTATCGCTTGTAATAGTGATGGTGGGACGAATGGGGATACGGTTGACCGGAAGGTTGAGTTTAAGGATAAGGCCACTTCTTCTGTCCTCTTCACCATATATCTTCGTGATGTCGGCGCGGACGACAAGACTAATGCAGTCTTTACCAACATTACACTTCCGGGTATGGGTATAAGGTTTCCATCAGGGATTGAGGCTGCAGTAGAATCTGACTACTGTGAGAGGATGAGTGTTTTCTACTCGGGTAGTTCCACCGCTGGAGATGGAAGCTAGATGGATGTTCAGTGCAAGTACCATGATTTTTCATCGGCGGATAATTTTACTATAAGCGGTGACCTGAGGGTTAAGGGTTTATATATGTCTCATCCGGTTTCACCCTCTGCGGTGGGCGGCATTGATATCCCCAGACCGGTTGAGTTCAAGAGCGGATCTGCCTCAGGGGCTACATTGCTGACTTTGTATCTTATAATTCCAACATGGTATCAGCCTGATCCCTTCGTCAATGTGCCTGGGGATGGTGTTCGCTTTCCGGACGGGCTCTATGTTGCTAGCCCCCAGTTTGGGGCCGGTCCCTCGAATGTTATTGAAACAATGACTCTTATTTACCAGGGTTCGGCTTAACTGTGCCTGGACCTGTCGATCTTAAATCCAAATACTTTTTCTTTGGTAGTAGTGACACTCCTTCGGATGCCGACAGAAGCGTCTCCGGGCCTTGCCGACTGTTTGGTGTTATTTTGTTCTATAAAAATATGCACTCAATAACTGATGATGTGAATGGCCGCTTGCAGATAAAAGACGGGACCACTTCGTCAGCATCCGATGTTCTTTTTGAAATCCCGCTCAGGGTGTTTGAGAATTATGGATCTTGTGAATACATATCCATGATAGATGGGGATGGGTATATAAGATTTGACGACGGAATGTACCTGTCTCAGGTGAATAATGGTGCGGTTGGGGAGAAGAGCATTTTCACCTCCTTTGCAATTTCCCTCCTGTATTCCGGTGGATCGTAATGGGTTCTCCCGTTAACTTGAAGTGTATATATGTTACCGACTCGGATAGGACGGGTCGTTTAGTTGTCCAGGGAAGGACGCGCCTGTTTGGAGTCATGTCTGCTGGGGATACGTCAGCTGGCGGCGTTGTCAATATAACCCTTAAGAATGGATCATCCAGCGGGGATACCCGGTTGGTTTTACCAACCAGCCATAGTGGTTTCGCTGGTGCTGGTGGTAAGTACTTCGGAAATGCTCCATTCTTAGATATGCAGTCTAGGGGAATCCTGTTCGAGGATGGTATTTATTTTACGGCAGATGCTGGCATATACGCTGCATCCCTTCTCGTTGAGGGCGGGAAGGACAACGCCTCATGAGCCGGAATGTCAACTCTGTTACGGTCACCATGAATAATGCCGCCTCTAGCAACATAGCGTCCGGCAGCAGGGTTAGGTTGTTGGGTGTTCAATACTACATAAAGGACGATACAGGCGCGGGCAATAGTGCTGCCAGGGCGCTCGCGAACAGGGATATCCGGATGCAGGATTCTTCCGGAAACGATCTTTTTAGGTTTGCAACCCTCACCTGCGGGAGTACTGGTTACGGGGTTGGCCAGCAGCCGTTTAGCATTATGTTTAAGGATTACTCCATTTTATTTCCGGATGGTATCCATTTTGTGAATATCACCACTAGCGGTACGCAGAATCCGGCTCCGGCGGATATACAGGTGACTGTATTCTATGAGGCCGCATAGTATGGAACCTGTCGGCCAGACCACTTTCTGGACTGTGTTTACTCTAGTCGTTAGTGGTATTGGTGGACTCATGTTGCTCTTTACAACACATGCCAGCGAGCCAACACATCCCCAGGCTGCTCACATATCCAGGGTTTCCAATCTAGAAGTTAGGTCTGAGCGGGTTAAGGTTAATGTGGAGAATAATGCCCGGATACTTGACGAGGTAAAGGTTGAGATCAAGGAATTAAGGGCGGAGCAGAGGCAGTCATCGGAGGAGATCTTGAGGGCGATACAAGAGAGATGACCCCTGATGGTGAGTTCACCGAACGAGAGGTTGGCGCTGCCCTGCAGGAGCTTCGAGAAGTACGGCATGATCACAGGAACCTGAGGCAAATCGTGGTGATTTTATCCGACCAGCAGGAGAGGATGAAGTTGGATCACGCAAAATTACAGACAAGGCTAACAACGATAGCTTCTATCGGGGTTGGCCTTTTTTCTTTAATAGGGTTTTTACTAAACTACATTACCCGGTAGGTGCAAATTGGCTATCAGCGGAACTTATACATTCAATCCGGACGTTGGCGAGATCGTAGAGGAGGCCTATGAGAGGGCCGGTCTCGAAATGCGATCTGGTTACGACCTCAGGACTGCGCGCAGGAGCCTGAACCTACTCACTATAGAGTGGCAAAACAGGGGCCTCAACCTGTGGACGATTGATGAGCAGACGGTGGCACACGAAAGTGATGGGGATGCGCTCACGACAAACTTCCTGAATAAGGGCAATGCCTCTTACAGGCTTGCCACATCGACCTCTGCCCTGTTGGATATCGTTCTAAGAACAGATGATGGGGATACAAATAAGCAGGCTGACTACCACATGAGTAGGATATCTCAGCCAACTTATTCATCCCTTCCCAATAAGTTGAGTCAGGGTAGACCACTCCAATATTATCTCCAGAGAAAGGAGATATTGAATATTGGGTCTAGCACCGACCAGTACAGTGATATAACCTTATGGCCTGTTCCGGATGAGAATTCCAAGTACAAGCTGATCTATTGGCGAGTCAAGAGGATTTCCGACACTGGCGACGATGCGTCCAATACCATGCAGATCCCCGACAGGTTTATCCCAGCACTGGTTTGCGGCCTCGCCTATCACGTTGCCTGCAAGAGGCCCGAGGCAACGCAGAAGATACCGATGCTGAAGCAGCAGTACGAGGAGGAGTTCAGGCTTGCGGCTGAGGAAGATCGGGTTAAGACATCGGCACGGTTCGTTCCGAGAATCTTGGGGTACTGACCCTTGGGCCAGACATACGCTTCTGGAAAGAAGGCTTTTGGTTTCTGTGATCGCTGTGGCTTTAGGTATCCGCTCCATGATCTGAGAGATGAGGTTGTTGATCTAGAGAAGACAGGGATCATGGCCTGTAGTGAATGTTGGGATCCTGACCATCCCCAGAATGCCCTGGGCAGGCACCCTGTAGACGATCCGCAGGCCCTGAAGAACCCCAGGCCCGACAGTGCCCAGACGGCCAGCCGGTGGGGTGGGTCTACGGTTTGGAACTTCAGCTTGAGTACTGAGGACTGGCGTTACGTTAAGCCTAGTGGTGCTTCCAATACTCTCACATGGAATGAGAGCGATAAGACCCTGACAGCCACCCAATCTGTTTCCGGAATCGGATCACTGGAGTATTTTAAGAAATCCGATGGATCAGGTGCGTATGCAAGTATCGACTTGGATGCTGCGGCTGCTGATGAGAGGGATCTGGATACGGTTCGGCTTGTCCTGAAGCTGGATGACAGCAGCGCTTCATCTATGGGGACATGGGTTGGCAGATTCTACTGGGGCATTACAACGAATATCAGTGCGGATCCATTCACCCTCGGGAATGTGGAGGCTGTAGAGCCTGATTGGGATAGGTCTATGGGGGATATGTACGAGACCCTCAAGTTCGACCTTTCCGGTGTTGCGAATTGGTCAGGGACCATTTCTTCGCTGCGGTTCGACCTGTATAACACATCATCAAATTTCAAGACGTTTAGAGTTGATTCTATACGTGTGGAGGAGAATTAAATGCCTAAGGTTGGAGATAAGGAATTTTCTTACGATGCAGAGGGATTGCGTGCCGCCCAGGAATATTCTGCAAAGACTGGCATCCCGATGCAGAACAGTCAGAGGTATAATGTTGGTGGCTTGGTGAAGGGCGGTGGCAAGGAGGGCAAGAAGTTCGCGACTCGCGGCGTGGGTAAGGCTACTTCGGGTACGAAGACAAGGGGATGCGTTTAGTTACGGGAAATTTCAATGACCTACGATGACTTAAAAACAGCCATACAAGACTATTGCCAGAATTCTGAGACAACATTTGTTGCTCACCTTGATGACTTTATCAAGGCCGCTGAGGATCGGATCTTCCTGGTTGTGCAGATGCCAGCCTTCTGGAAGAGCGACTCCACCCTGGTGACAGCCGATGGCACGGCTGAGTACACCGTTGCTAGTGGGTCCATAGACGTTTTCTCGGTAAGGGTAGGCGAGGCGACAGTCTCGGGCGCTGCCGCTGTAGACAAGGGACCGGTCAGGTACCTAATAAGGAAGGGGTACGATTTTCTCCTTGAGGCGTATCCGGGCACAGCTAGCGCTGCCGCTGAGGGTATTCCCAAGTATTATGCGGTCTCTTCAGCCCAGGGTACTGGGTCTGCCGGATCCAAGGAGCCCACAGTAACGATTCGCCTCGGGCCCATCCCGGGTGCCATCTATCCCGTGACAGTTGATTACTATGGTAAGACATCCTCCGATTCGATTACCAGTGGCGGCACTGCGACCAATGAGACTTGGCTGAGCGTCACCGCTCCGGATGCGCTCCTTTACGGGGCATTACTTGAAGCGTACACCTTCATGAAGGGGGATCCTGGATTACTTCAACACTACCAGTCGGTTTTTGAGAGAAGTGTGGGCCTCATCAAGGGTATGGGTGAGGGAAGGCAAAACGATGATGGTTACACTGACGGGACCAAGCGTGTCCCGGCGCAGTAATAAGGAATAGGGATGGCTACAACATATACTTCTGGTCATGTTATCAAGCTGATTGATACTGGTGGTGAAGCTGGTACTTGGGGTACAAGTACGAACGAGAATTTTAACAGGCTAGAGGATGCTCTCGGGGGTAGTTGCGTAATCAATATCATTTCCCCGGGTGGGTCGTCCTCATACGACGGTGCGACAGACACCCTTACGTGGAAGACGAATAACGACGATGCGGCGGGTACGGCTGGTACTTCGCCCGTTGGGTCTGGCCGCTGCGCCTATGTTGTTTTCGGGGATGCTGGGAGTGATACTGGAGGGAAGCAAACTGTTGTTATCAAAAATACTACTGCCGGGTCTTACTCGGACAAGGTATTCATAGCGAAAAACAACCTCAGTAACGGTAGGGATATCGACTTCAAGACGGGTGGTAGTGCATATACCCTCAAGAATGGTTTGACTGCGATTATATACTCGTCCCTCGGTGCGAAGGGTGCCAATAGCGACATCGCTGCGAACACTGTAGGTAATGCGCTTGAAGATCTGCAGGTAGGTAGGCTCAATTCAAACTCTTCCCATGCCTCCAATGATGTGATGATCGTGAACCCGACGAGTGGATCCTTCGCCGGTAGCGCTATTGTTGCGAACACATCCAGGGCAGCGAATGCTGCCTTCCTTCTATTTGAAGGAATCGCGAGTGGTGCAACAAAGTTCAAGGTGGATGGTACGGGTGCCACTTATAACGATACGGGTACGTATGGTAATCCCGCTGACTACGCAGATATGTTTGAGTGGGAAGACGGCAATCCGGACGGAGATGATCGCGTAGGAGTTACAGTTGCTGTTGCATCCTCGGGGAGGATCAGGCCTTCCAGTGAGGGGGATATCCCCGGGGATGTATTCGGCGTGGTAACAGGTACAGCGTGCATGATCGGGAATACGGCTTGGAATGGTTGGGACCGGAAGTTTATGAAGGATGAATATGGTCGGACTGTCCACCGCACTATTAACGGTAAGCCGGGTCCTGTGATGAATCCAGAATTTGACGAGAGCCTAACGTATGTTCCGCGTAGTCATAGGCCTGAGTGGTCTCCTATCGGTCTGGTTGGGAGAATCCATATTAATAAGGGTCAACTAACTAACCCCTCTTGGAAATTCCTCAGGGAAGTTTCTGAGAATACAGAGGAGTGGCTTGTCCGGTGATTAGGCGGATAAAATTGCCCCCGGGACTGAACAAAGACTCTACCCAGTATGCCTCTGGGGGGAGTTGGTATGACTCCAATAATGTTAGGTTTCGTGGGGGGTATGCGGAGTCCATTGGGGGGTGGTCCGATACTCTTACGATGGGGACTTATCAGGGTTCAGATTCATATATGCACGGAATAGGCAGGGATATCTTTTCATGGACTGATTATTCCGGAAACAGACTGGGCTGCGTGGGTACGAACTGGAAGTTTTATGTTATCTCGGGAATCCAGGCTGTAGATATAACGCCGATAGAGAATAGTTTTACGGGTGTGAGCGATATATCCTTGGCTAGTCATTGGCTTGGGGGCTCTGAGCAATCTGATATTGCACTGAACGAGGTTAGGGTAACATTTGCTTCACCACACAACATGGAGTTGTTCACATTTTTCAGTATAGCCAATGTTACTGCTGCGGGTCTACTTGGGAATATAACCGGTGCTGTTTTGAATCAGGAGCATCAGGTTTCGACCGTTGTTGACGCTAACAATATTAAATTCATCCTTCCCGATGGGGTTGTTGCGAACAGTAGTGATATTCACAGTCGGGCTGCCAGCAGCGTCAAGGTTTACACACAAATAGATGCGGGTCAGCCGGATCAGACAACTCACGATGGGGGATGGGGAAACGGTGCCTGGGATTCTCCGGATATCTCTTGGGGTTATTCCTCAACTGCCTTTAATGCAATAGTTGACGCGATGAGGACTGTCTCTATTGATAATTACAATGAAGACCTGATGATCTCTATTAGGGGTGGGCCGATATATTACTACGACGTTAGTGAGAATATTGAGAACAATTCCCCGAAGGCGGCCAGCAATGACACCAGGGCCCAGGTCCTATCCTCATTTACTGGGTCGAGTGACACCCCGACTATTGTTGATAGCTTTCTTGTGTCTGAGAGGGATGGTCACTGCATTGCTTTTGGGGCCAATGACATAGGGTTGACTACCCAGAACGCTGTACTCGTTCGCTGGTCGGACCAGAATAATCCATTCGATTGGACGCCCACGGATACGAATACTGCCGGTGGTCAGATGTTAAGGATGGGTTCTTCTATCATTGGCTCTCTCCCGACGAGATCGGAGATACTCGTTTGGACAGATTCCGCCCTTTACTCTATGAGGTTCGTTGGCCCACCGGACGTTTTCTCGTTCTCGCTTATCAGTGGTCATGTGAATCTTATTTCGAGGGATTCCGCGATCAACGTAGCGAATGTTGTCTATTACATGGGTGATGATTCTTTCTATGTCTATTCTGGGTCGGTTTCAGTTCTCCCGTGCCCGGTCAGGAAGGCGGTCTTCGATGACCTTAACAGGGGTCAGCTTGATAAGTGTTTTGCTGGCTCCAATGTGCTGATGGATGAGGTCTACTGGATGTACCCCTCCGCCAATTCGGTGGAGGCTGATAAGTACGTATGCTTCAACTACGCCGAGAACTCCTGGTCCATGGGAAGTTTTGATATGTCTGCGGTCACCTCCTCCGCCACGGAGACTGGTTATAACAGAACATCCTGGGAGGATGTTTCCGTGAGGGAGTACCCATCCACTACATTTATCAAGGAGCTAGACAGAACTACAAATCCGCCGGTTATGAAGAGCGGGGTGGCACTCCATGAGCTTCCGACCACGGAGTCCTCCGTATTTGTGACAAAGAATTGCTCTGTAGAGACGGGGGATATTGATGTGTCGGATGGGGACAGTTTCTCCCTTGTGTCCAGGTTTATACCAGACATAATGCTCCCGGAGTCCAAGGTGGATGAGTCTGCGACCATCGACTTCACTATGACGGGTAAGGATTTTCCTGGAGGAACAACTACAACATCTTCTTCGACATCTATTGTTGTTGACCCCTTGGTTGGTTCCTACACCCCCGTTGGGAATAATTCTGCGGTAAGGATTAGGGGTAGGTCCATTTCGATGAAATTCTCTTCCTCTTCCCAGGATTTTACTTGGAGATTGGGCGATAGCAGGGTTGATACTAAACCGGATGGTAGGCGCTGATGGCGCTTCCCAAGCCGCTCCAGTCTGCTGTTGAATCCTATGATATTAGGGATGAGTCCCTGTTTAGAAGGGAACTGGAGAGTATCCTTAGGGATATTTCATCAGATGTGGATAGGATTAAGTCTGGTAATTCCTCCATGGTAACAGGTTACGTTTCCAAGATTAGGCTCCACTCGGTTCCGGTTGGTCAGGTCGAGGTGGGTTAGGTGGCGGATAATTATAAAATCTTAGCCCAGATCCTCCCGGCCAATACGACTGAGAATACGGCATATACGGTTCCCTCTGCTGCGGAAACGACAGTTGCGTCTACGACAACCTCTCCGTTTACGGTGAAGGTTTCTCCTAAGGCTGCATCCGTTCAGACCTATACGATCATCTCCTCTGTAATAATATGCAACCAGCACAGCGGGGCCGTTACATACGACATGAGACTCAAGCAGTCTGGTGAGAGTGATAATGATAAGGAATGGATCTTTAAGTCAGTATCGCTTGCCAATGGGAAGAGTCATGTCCTTTCCCTTGGTATGGGTCTCTCTGCCGGGGATTCAATTAAGGTTAAGATCAGCGTTGCCAGTAAGCTGTCTTTCACGTTCATGGGAATAGAGGTTACGTAGATGTACGAACATAAAGGTATAGCTGAGGGATTGGCTGCATTCGGTCGGGGTGGCGACTCCATGCTGATGCACGTACATCCCGCAGAAGTGGAGGCCTTGAACAGTATGGCCCCGGGTAGCATCACGATTAACCCGGATACAGGTATGCCTGAGGCATTCTTCTGGTTGATTCCCACATTGCTGCAGACCGTTGTGGGCGGCATTGGCAGCGCTGCGAGCGCAGGCCTCGGGGCTGTTGGTCTCGGCGGCCTCAGCCCCGCTATCACGGGTACGCTCGGTACACTAGGAGGGACTTCTGGCCTTGCTGGCGCCATGGGTAGTGCCGGTGCCGCGTTAGGTGCCCCCGCCGGGGTCACGGCCAAACTTGGTTCAATGGGCGCTGCCGGTTCGCTTGGAACGGGTGCCCCCATCGCTGCTCCCACTTCGGCTGCTGCGTCCCAGGTAGCTCCCGGATTCACTGCAACCGGGGGAATTTCCGGTCCATCCGCAATAACGCAAGCGCTCCCGAAAATTGCTCCGAATGTAGCCTCGGCTGTGCCAAAGGCGGCTTCCGCGAGCGGCATCGGTTCCGGTTCCGGGCTCTCTGCGATAAAGGCGGCGACAACTCCATCTTCCCTGGGGCTTGGCTCTCCCGCTGCCGCGAAGGGCGGTATGGCTGCAATAAAGGCAGCAACTGCACCGATCTCACAATCCCTAGCGCCAGTAAAGGGGGGCTTGTCCTCGATTAAGGCTGCGACAACCCCGGCTTCCATTGGTGGTCAGCTACCGGCTACAAGCCCGATTACGCAGAAGCTGCCCAGCGTTGTTTCCGGTGCCAAGGATACTGCCTCCGCAATGAATGCTTTTCAGTCGGGGACAGGAGATGCCTTGAATCAGGGGATAAGAGCGGCCCTGAATAAGCCCGCTACTGGGTATAACAATAATTGGCTAGGAGATAGCCTGATGAAGGCAGGCGGGTGGGCCAAGAATAATCCCATGGAAACAATAATGCTTGGGTATGGACTGGATATGGCCACGCAGGAGCCAGGGAAAGCCCCCGCATGGGCACAGAGGGGTAAAGGAAAGAATAATATCTGGGACCCGGACTATGAATTCCAGGTTCTGAGAGATCCGGTCTGGGGACCGGAGATTGCTGGTGGCTGGCTACCGCATGGACCGGATGACCCCCTCGCAACGACGATGGGCGGTTACGGTGGATTCAGCCCCCCCTTCAGTGCCTATGGTTATTACGGGTGAGGATTTGAATAATGGGTAATCCCGGAAACCCAGGCAGTGGCGATCTAGGCCCAGACCTACCTGATATCACCCAGCAGTGGTCCTTTAATGAAATTGGTGCCCGACCAAACTGGGAAGATCCCATGTATAATCTGACGGGTCGGGGTGGTGGGTGGGACGCTGCCGAGCAGGATGCTCTTTGGTTGGCGAGCCAGGACCCTTTCGATACCCAAAACTGGAATTTGGCCAATCGTCCCTCCATAAGGGTTCCGTTGGACGCCGCTCTTAGCTTCATGAACGACCCAATGGCAGACCAGGAGCGAATTAACCAGAATCCCGTTTTCACTCTTCCAGGTTTCAATCCGCCGCCTCAATTACTCCCCCAACCAAACTGGGGAGACCCCATGTACAACCTGACGGGCCAAGGTGGTGGTGGTGTCTACTTTAATGATAGGGGTAGGCCTACTGCAGTACTGAACGAGGCTATAGAAAGAATGATGGGCGGCCCGATGGCACCCGATTGGATCGGCCCTACGAGTTCAGCCTTTCTTAGCCAGCCAAATTGGACTATGCCAGATACCCTTAATGATCCCTGGATAGACCTGCGCAACCTCCCGGGTTCTGGCGGGGGGTCTTGGAGATACTTTGCTCCAGCCCCCGAGGTTTCTTGGGAAAGTTGGCTCCAGGGTGACAGGCCCTTCGTCGCGCCGCCTCCGCCCCCGCCCCCCGTGGAGCCCCCTCCCGT